AAACTATGTTTGTCATATACCCATCAAAAAATGCACCAGTTGCATCATAAGTTCCAATTCTAATGTCAGATGATGCTCTACCAGCACCACCTGAATCGGTATTTATACTTGGATATGTTTCTGTGCTAAAAGATGTTACCCTTTGTCCGTTTACATAAATTATCATTCTTTGAGCTGGAGTATCATTGGCTGTGTCCCAAACAAAGGTGAGATTATACCAGGCACTTGGGTCACGAAAAACTTGAGTTGTTACTAATTTACCTATAACTGAACCACCAGATACATCTGTAAATTCTAATCTATCACTTGAATCAAAAGAATAAAGTTGATAATTTGTAGCATCATAACGATAAGCACCTATATACATTAAAGAAGTTAAATTACATCTTTTAACCCAAACACTAAAAGTATTTTTCTTTCTAGTATCACCAGCACTTACTGAGGAATCAATTAAATTAACAGTAGCCGCAGCATCAAACCTAAGAGATTGATCTATCGTGTATCCCGTGCTAGCTAAACGATTACCTGGAATTATTAGTGGCATTTAGAAGTCCTCCAGCTTTGGAAACTCCCCTAAAGGTCTGCTCATTACAGGTTTAGATTCTGTACCTGTATTAGAATATTTATATAAAGTTTCTAAAACCCTTACATCTTTTGTTGCTTTAATTCTAGTGACCATATCATTTGATTTTGTTCTAACTGCTGTTCTAAATTTTGCGACATTATCTGGCAACGAGTAATCAGAAACTTCACTTGCTTTAATCACCATCCAATCTGTATCTTTTAAAATATCATAAGCCTGACTGTTTACTTCATTTACTTTTCTAGTCTTTAATCCTTCAACAGTAACATCACCGACTTTTTTATCCTCCATTTCATGGTCTTCTGCTGTTTTCCAAACCTTTTTTACTACTTTATTGGTTGCATCAAAAGTATAACCACCTTCTCTATTTTTATAAAATTTTTCATCTTTTACATTACTTCTATCTTCTTGAATTGGATAAAGACCTATAGCTGATTTTTCTTCAGCACTCCAACTTGAAAAAATATTTGCAGGGTGTTTTATATCATTGTGCTCAAATGCTTGAGCACTATTAAAAATTCTTATGACCTGATTTGCTTTAACTAATGCCCACATAATTTCTCCTAACTTAATGTTAATGCAAGATTTCTACCTACCTCAACAAATTTAGATCCATTGTAATAGAAAACAAAAAAATCGCCTTTTGCAGCAGTTGTAGTTAATGTTGGAGCTGTATCTGATGCAAACTCATAGTTTGATGAAAAGGATAAAGTCCTTGATCCAGTACCATCTTGAATTACTAATAAGCTTACAAATTGACCTGTGACACCATTAGTTGCATTATTTAATGTTCTGTTACCAGCTAATGTGACTTTGGCAACTGGCTTGGCTTGTAAATCCCAATCAATATTAGCTCCATCTGTTAATGTTTGTTCAGGAATGTAAGCAGCATCATTAAATTTAAACCGACCCGCACCTTTAGCAGTAAAAGCTAAACCTACATTTGTGTCACCACCAGTAACTGCAAGTCCTACATCATTTCCTGTAGCTGCGTTTGTTATCTCTAACTCATTAACAGCACTAGTTGTTGTTTGAAAAATTATTTGTTCATTACCATTAGCATCAGCAATAAAACCAGCATCTGCAATTTTTGGTTTTGTCAACGTAACAGCACTGACTGTGCCTCCTGCAATTGTTGCTGAGTTAGTAATACTACCAGATGTTGTTGCTCCATTAATAGTTGGACTTGTCAATGTTTTATTTGTAAGTGTATCCGTAGAAGATGTATTAATTATACCTGTGTCAACAACATTTGTGCCATCAGCAAATAATACTCTTACTGATTTATCAGCAGCAACAAAAGTATATCCTGTACCACTAGCTGTTTTGAACTGTACTGTATAAGCACCAGAAGTGCCATTAGAAACAATATAAAATTTTTCTATACTGTCAGGAACCGTAACAATTCTATTTCCTGTAATTGTTCCTGTAAGCTTGATGACCATGTTTCGTGCATTTGAAGCTGCACCATCTGACATTGCTAATGCAGTAGTACCTGCACCACCTGCGATAGATACTTCTTCATAACCACCAACAGCTTGTTCGACTAGCTCTAAATTTGTGTTTGTTTTTGTACCCCAAGTACCGGCATTTTCGCCAGTTGCTTGTAATTCTAATTTTAAACTTGTTGAATATGTTGATGCCATACTATTCCTTTATATTAGTTCACATTATAAATCATTTATGCAGCTCTATCAACCTCTGTCCATACAACTGATGTGCCCACATTAACTTCTTCCCAATTAATTAAATTAATAGATCCAAGTGAAGCAGTTAAATCAAATCCTGTAATTGCCATCTCAACATTTGCAAAAGTTGTAACAGAACCCATCGCTGATGCTAAAGCAACTCCACTAGGTGATTCAATACTATCGTTAATAAAAGTAATTGACCCAAAACCTAGAGTTGTGCTTAACCCACTTGGTTGAGCTACAAAGTCTGTAAAACCTACTGCTGTTCCTAGAGATGAGGTTAGGGCGATACCCGTTGCTTCACCAACTGTTGTTTGAGTAAAACCACCCAAAGATAAAGTTAAAGAAAAACCAGATAATGAAACAATTTGATTACCCTGTTGTCCCCAGAGTCCTTCACCCCAAGTTAATTGTCCCCATGCATTGGACATACTGAACCTATGTAACTCTTAAAATAGCCGCACCTGCTGTAAAAGCAGGAAACTGAATTGTAAATGTTCCAGATGTAGCTGTCTTATCACCACCAAAATCTAATACACAAACAGCAGGATCTCCTGTTGCAGTGTCATTATAAATCAAAGCACCTCTTGCAGTTAATGTTACTCCAGTAAAAGAACGATCTGCAAAATCAACAATTGCTGTATTTGTTGATAAAGATGTACCACCATTTACTAAAGCACCTCCGCCACTAGTATATTGTCCAGAATTTGATACTTGCGCATCAGTGGTAAAACTAGTTGTAGATTTACCTAGAACAGCACTATTAGTGTAAAGAGATAGTTTAAAAGAGTTTCCTCCAGATTGTTTGAAATTATGTGTGCCCTCAAAAAGTTCTTTTTTAAAGGAATTACATATTACGCTAGTTGTTATTGCCATAATTACTCCATAGTTTAAGGTGAGGGTGATTGAATAGGAATTCTTGGAACACCTTCTTCATACTGCCCTCGTCTTCTATTACCCATTTGTTGCATTGCAAAACCTTGAGTGCTTTCATTATACTTGTCTAAATACAATTTGTACATATCCATAGGGCCTTTTAAATAAGAAAAACATTCTGCTAATACACCATATAATAATAATTGATCTTGATAGGTTGACAAAAATGTACTGTTTGATGATGTAAAATGAGGGGGATCAATAATATAATTAATTTGAATGGTGTAAGCAGCATTAGGAGTAGGCGCTAATACAATATTCTGATCATCCCAATTTGCATAATATTTTGGTGCAGCCTCTGTTTCTGATGGATTAAATTCAGATATAAAACTTGTATCCCTTTTTTCTAAAAAATCTCTTACTCCAGAATTTGTTATTTGGACAGATCGTAAATAGATCAGATCAGAGGGCATACTTAAATACCTTTGTGATGCAATAGTTGAGGTCGTAGCATATTTTCGTAAATCATCATAGTCAACTTTACCAGCTATATCTAATTCTGTGTTTCTAATAAATTGATCTATGAGAGTGTCTGACAGCACATTACTATCAACCTCTGTATAGTTTCTTACTTGAGTTAAAAAATTTGCGTGAGTTATTGCCATTATCTATCCTGAAACATTTATTGAACCACCCATAGCCGGGTGATTACTACAATAATAATATAATGTGCTTGGTGCGTCACTAGCTACAGTAATCTGTGTGTACTCTGACGTAGTCGTTACACCTGTCGTATAAGCAGAACCAGAATTATGTGTACCATCGCTTGTTGTACTAATTCTTAAGGGGTGAAGACTTGCACTATCTGGTTGTGAAAATCTGTAAGTGTTACCTCTAACAAAATTAGGTGTAGCTTGTCTTACACCATCAATAAAATATTTATTTCCATCTGCGGTACTGACAACAGTCACCGCCAATATTGTTACAGCAGTTGCATCAACAGTGATTTTTCCCACTTCAGCAGTTAGTTCTCTTTTTCTATTTTCAGCAGAACCATCATCAGGTACCATACTTCCATATTGTGGATCTGCATCTGTTGATGTTTGTGAAATAGAACCTTCTGTTCTGAAAGCAAAATCACCTGGAAGTGTTAAATTAACAACAGCCTGCCCACCACCTCCAGAATCTGTTACAGTTTGATCTGAGGTTGAATCGTTTATAAAAGGTTGGGTTGGTTGTTGAAATCTTTGACTTCTGGCATTGGCAAGTCCAATGGCATCTGCAGTGATATGCTTTTTTCTTATTTGAGGCTGTTTACCTTCATATTCTGATTTATGAACAAAAGATCCATTCCACTCTCTAACCATTTCTCTGTAAGGAAAGGCCATACCAGAGCGATCAGAAATTGCTTTTGCATATTTACCACGAGCATAGGGCATTTAGAATACCCCTTTAAACTTTGTCCCTCGAACAGAAGCACGACCACCATTAGAAAATTGTTGTTTTTTATTTTTAATTTTTTGAATGTCTTCTTTCAAGCCACCACTTTTTGCCATACCTAATTGTTGATACACATTTTGTGAAGTTAAATTACTTTGACCTGTAAATTGTGGCATATTTCTAAAACTGTGACGAGTTTGTAATCTTTTTAAAGCAGCCGCTTGTTTATCATATTCTGGATCACCTGCTCTTTGAGCACGAGTAACATCGTAAGTATATTTTTCAGGTGCACCTTTAACGTAATAATCTCTTGGTTGATATGTGCCAAAAGGACCAGTGTTTTGCCCAGGAGCATTTGAGCCATAAGCTGTTTGTCCTCCACCTGTATTATAAGGTCCAGCAGAAGTTCTAAACTCTCTATTGTACCCTTTAGGTAATTCATAAACAGGTTTAGATGGCGGAGGAGGTGTATATCCTGCAAGACCAGCACCTGAACTGCTTCTCTGCAAAGTATAAGGTGTTCGTGTTCCTGTTTTTTGTTCAGTAATTGTCAAGCCTTTTAATCCTTTTTCTGCGGCAGCTATTTCAGGCGATAAATCTCTGTAATACCCAGTGGTTCTAGTTGGACCTTTCATACTTTCATCATAATATTGACGAGTGGGTGTAAATCTTTCTGATTTTAAATCCTCTCTTATTTTTTTAAACTGTTCTTCTGAGGGTTTGGCATATTGTTTATCAATAGATTTAAAATAAGCCTGTCGCATTTGCTCAGGCATATTAAAAGTTGTTTTATATTGAATATCTGCACGCTTATCAAAAGTTTTTTGTTCCTGAGATGTTAATCTATCTCTATACCCTTTAATTGTTTTGTACAGTTCAGGACGAGATTGTTCAAGTGCTGACATGTAGCCACCACCTTGTCTTTTAAATATACGCATACCTTTCATATTACACTCCTTGTGGGAAATAAGTTTGTGGGGTTATATAAACAGATGTTCTTTGTCCATCTTCGTTTAAAGCCCTTGACAACTCATCCTCATAAATTAATTTATTTTGTTGTACTACTTGTGGATTATACTTCATAGACAAATAATATGCTAGACCAGCGACCATACAAGGTATAAATCTAAACACAACATCAGCTTGATTCGTATAACCACCAGCATCTTCTATTCTTTTTAAATAATAATATTTTATATAAGTATAAGTAGAGGCATCTGGTGTTTGATATAACGTTATTGTTGGTGTTGTTTGTCTGTCCACATAATATTGTGAAGGTTGTCCTGTAGAACCTTTATTAGGTAAAGCTGCATATTCACTTCTACTAATCTTCGTTAATGAAACATCATTTGTTGAAGAAGTGGTACCTGTTGTTGTACTTACATAAGCTTCAAGAATATCATTCGCATTCGTTGGTGCTGTGTAAGTCGCTGTCCCGTTTGTCAGTAATTGTTCTTTTAGTTCTACTTTCCACAAGTGAACTCCGCGGTTTCCCCATTCGCTGAAAAGAATATTTAAACTTCTTCTTGCAGATTTTAAATCATACCCACTGTTAGTACGAGCACCTGTTCGCTCATATGCTTCTTGGATGATATCGTCAATATCGAGATCAAATGTAGTTGTTCCTGATGTAGCCATAATTCATCCTAACTTCTGTGTATTTGGTTTGGATCTTTAACTCCTTGAATTGCAATACCACCAAATTTTTTTTTCTTAATGTCTTTTAATTCAGCAGATCCTGCTACTGTTGGTGCAAGGGCTGCACCTATGACACTTTTTCTTAACCCTGCTTTAGGATCTAACACTTTTCTTACTAATTTTTTAAAATTTTTAAAAGACATTTTTTCTATTTCTTTGGATGTTTTACCTGAATGTCTTTCTAGATATTCAACTCCATCTTTTAAGTGTGGATCTTTTCTTGAACCTCCCTCAAGTTTTAATTTATCTTTTGTATTAAAAAAAAGTTCGCTTTTTTTATCCATAATTCATCCTAGTATATTGGTGTTTTCTTTTTAAAGCCACCCTTTGCCATTTTCACGCCCACAGGGCCACCATATTTTTTTCTTTCTATTTGTTGAAGTTCGGAATGCCCCATTTGTGAAGGCACAAAGTAACCCACCAAACCTAATGCTTTACTTCCTAAACTTGGCAAGCTAGTCATTAGTCTACCTTGAGGTGTTAAAACACCTAATTTACTTCTTACAGTATCTTTCACTGTTTTCAATATTTTAGTGTTCTCTTGTTTAGGAATCTTTACAGGTTCACCTAATTTTCCAAAATCAAAGTTCGCTGTGGCTTTAATTTTTTTTATTGTATCTGCGTCTTTTGGTGATGAAACCAATTTTTGAAGATCTTTTGTCTTTATTTTTTTTAAGTCTTCTTTACCAGCAGTCAATCTTATTTCGCTAAATCTTGGCTTCTTACCTTTATCTTTTCCATATCTTTTTTTTTGTGTTTTAGACTCAGCAAATGTATCAATACCTTTTTTTAACTCATCTTGGTCTCTTAAAATGTCTGTTTTAATACCTGTATCAAGTATTTTGTCAAATTTTTTACTCATCAAATCAATTTTTTTTCCATCATTTGCTTGAATAACACCACGACCAATTAAAACATCGGCTTTTGTGATTTTACCATCTTTATTTAAATCTGGGAATTTTTTACTCATAACTAAAGTATACCCTCATAGTAAGTTTCTATCAACATCCCCTTGCTTGCAAAGGTTTTAACATTTGTAGGTTTACCACCCACTCCTTGAGCTTTTGCTCTTTTTCTTTTCACCGCACTTCGTTTTTGTGATTCTGTCATTCTTGCTGCTTTTGAAGCAGGAACACATTTTGGATATTTTCGTTTAGATCCACTTGCTTTTTTTCGTCCACACTTTTGATGTTTACCACCTTTTTTAGGTGCACCAATGTCAACCCAATTTTCTGAAAACCACTTCTTTAAACCCATTACTTTAATAAATCTTTGTAATAAGCAGACGCAGAAGGATTACTTAACACATCACCATCAACATCAACAGATACTGGTGAACCCATAACACTGTGACCACCAACATTATATTTTGGCATAGCATCCATAAGTTTTTGTACATCACTTGCGTTAATTCCTCTTAACCTTTTATCTCTGCTAAGACCACTCACTCCTGTTTCTTTACCAAATTTAAGTAACTGCTTAGCTTGGTTAGTAGCAATATCTTTATCTAATTTAGAAGTACGTCCACCTTCTTCTCTTGCTTTCATAAGCATATCTCTTGTTTTTTTAATATCTTTTCTTTTTTGTGCTTCTTTTTCTATTTCAGTCATCATTCCCTCCTTTGCTGATGTTGGTTTAGGCCCTTTAAAATCTTTTCTTTTTACACCACTTGGGTCTTTAATTTTACCCGCACAGATTTTTGATGCATATGCATTTGCATAGGCGGATGGATATACCTTAAATTTTCTTTTTGCGGCAGCTTTGCCTCTAGGACATAGTTTTGTCATATTTGTAACCCCATCTATTCTCAGACAAATCCCAAACTCGTTTAGTTTCCGTTGGAATACGTACAAGAAAATTGTTAAATCTAATTATGTTTTTAGTGATTTGCATAGTTTATCTTAACACCTTTTTTTTCTTCTTTCTAGTCTTTGCATACTTGCGTTTTTGTGGACCTTTAGTAATTTGTTGTCGCATTTGACTTCTTCCTATTGCCATGGAATATACCTCGTCTTTCCTTTAGCATCTTTATAAGCTTTTAAAAATTGTTTACGACAATCATCAGTATAGGACACATGAACCCATCCACTTTGTGGATCTGATGGTTTGTAGAACTCAAGAATTAACTGATCGTATTTAATATTAGAGTGAATCCAACTAGCAAGTATTTTATTATCCAAACCAAATATTTCAATGTCCGCAGCTTCTCCTTTACAATGTTGAGATTTACTTGAAGAACCTATAGCCTCACTTAAACGAGCTGATCTAAAGCCAGAAGATATTGTTACAGGCATTTCAAATTTATTACGTATGGGTTGAAGAACATTCTCACATAGTTTAGTTAATGCCAAAACCTGATTTTGATTAGGTTTATTTTCAAAACCTAAACGAGTCGCTGTCTGTGATTTTGTCAACTCTGCGAGTGAAAAGTTTTCTGTTAATTTCATATAATTTATTGATTGGATAAGATAGTATTGCCCAAGCACTCCCTATTGATAAAAAAAATAAAAATAGTAGCAATAAGATACAGGTTGCTACAACATCCAAGATATCACTAATAAACCACATAATACAACAACTATAAGGTCTTTATTAGTAACATACAAGTCTTTTATCATATCTTTGTAAAGTTTAATTTTTTCTAACATTTCCATCTCCTTCTCGCCTGACAAATTCTTTTTTTTGGCGTCTTTTTACAATTAATATTATGCATACGCGCTTGTCCTGCACTTCGTGAACAAAACGATTTTCTCCTTTTGGCAGCTTTGCTACCCTTTTTTACTTTACCAGTAACTGCTGTTTTCAGTTTAGAACCGGGGTTCATTCGCCTATAAGCTTTAACCCCAGCTCTTGTCATTCCTGCACCTTTATCTGTTGGTCTATAGTTTTTTTTGTTTCGCTTAGGCATACCACCTTCAGCAAGACCAAACAGATCCAAGTCCTCGTAATAACTATCCATTATCAGTATCAGCAGTTATTGGTGTAACAAAAACAGTTACAGATGTCACATTTGATATTGTTAAATGTATGTCTGTTTTGAACAAAATACCATCTAACGGTATATCTACCTGATATTGATCAGCGGCACTACTAGCAGGTGTTGTGATAACTAATTTTTGTGTACCACTACCACCACCATCTTTAAAGGTTAAAGTTCCTGCACTCGCATGACCAACATAATAGATAGACAATAACCTAGTTCTACCAGATTGAATCGTACCTGTTGATGTTAACGTTTTTGCACCTACATCAGAGTTCATAATTTACTCCTATCTATCAGATGCAGCAAACATATAATCAATTGATGTAACTTTAGTGCCAGTAGCATTACCTGATAAAGACATTGCCGCTATTGTTAAAATTTCATCAGTTGGAATATTATCTGTATGTGTTGCAACCAATTTTCTATTTACAAAAAAGTCAACTTTTCCTGTGCTCTGACAACGAATACTTAATGTAACATCAGTATCGTTTTCCATATCAATGCCAGAATCTGTTGAGGTTTCTGTGCCATCTTTTTCTGTTTTACAAAGAAGTGACGCATCTCCGTCATCTTTTTGAAATACAATACGATCAGCTGCTGTAAGCATAGCTTCAGGATTTGTTGCAAAGTTAACAGTTAAACCAAAACAAAGATCAGTGTCAGTTACATCAGATGTTCTCACTTTAGTTTCAAACCAAAGGGCTTTATCAGATTGAACCTGAAAGATTTCATTTTTTTGTATAGAAGCACCATCATTATCTGTTGTTGCTGTTGAGTTTAAGTTTACTAAACCATTCAGTTGATCTGCTGCAATTGCTACAGACGCTCCTGAATCTTTTACGACAGTCCATCTGTGACCTGTGTTAGAATCAAATCCAATTCTATCAAAGTCATCAAAATAAACTACATAATCTGGGTTTTTATCAATTGGTAAATTTTCAAACCATTTCTTATCATTATTCTTACCTGCGAAAAGAATTGGTCCTGTAAAATGCACTCCTGCCATTTTTTCTCCTAGTTTAAAAGATATAGTCCTCTAGGGTGTCTGCCAAGTCAGTCTATATCCAGTTTATATAATCTTGGTGTTTATATTATACAAAAAAAAAGGGGACTCGTAAGTCCCCTCCTTTACTTTTATGTTAAAAGATTTAAGCGGCTCCTGGTGAACCAAAAATACCTCTTGGATCAGAGAATCCAAAAGAATATCTTTCTCTTGCTTTAAATCTTACATTACCTGTATCAAAGTCACCTTCAATAGCAGTTTTAACAGGACTTCTAACGAATTGTTTCATTCCGTTAGGCGCATCTGTCATAATGAAGAAAGCATCAGTATCTGTTAGATAGTGATTAACTCTATAACCCTGTGGAATCATACCCATAGAAGCCATAGCATTAATGTCATTATCAGCAGTACCTACTCTTTGTGGAGATCTTAAAATTCTCTCAGCAGTAAACTGAAGTTCTTTTGGAATAATCAGTTTAACCCCTTGCATTGCAATTTTAAGTCCTCTTTCATCAACAAATGCAGCAATGTCAATTAAAGACTGCTCAAGTGATGTTTCTGAAAGGTCAGCCGCAGTAGACAATTCATTTCTGAATGTGCCACCAGTAGCAATTGGGTGATCAGTAGCACAAAGCTCCTTACCATCGCCACCTGCAAAACTGGAGTTAAATGCATTGTTTAATACATTTGCAGCTTTTACTTGTTTAGTGTTAGCCATAGAACGAGCTAAGGCTCTTGTATAACGAGCAGCTAATCTGTCATACAGATTATCTTCAATCGCTTCTTCAGTAATAGCGAATGCCATTGCAATAGTTTCGTGAGTGTACCTTGCAGTAAAAGATTCAGTTGCTTGGTCAAAAGTAACCGCACTACCTTCAGTTTTTACAGGTGCACTACCAAAACCTGTCAGCATCACTTCTTCTTCAAAAGCTCTATCTGATGCTTCTGATACAAAGATTTCAGCGTGTTCGTTTTCGTATCTATTATATTCTAAGCCAAAGAGAGCATTTAAACCAGGCTCTAGCTCTTTGACCAGTTGTGATCTTGAAATAGCCATATTTTATCTCCCTATACCCCAGTATCTGCAGCCGCTGATGGCGGATTCAGAAAATGGTTTTGGATTCTAACCACAACATTTGTATTTGCTGTAGTAGTATCCTCATTGTTAACATCTTGGCTTATATCTACTGCCTGCAATGGAATTGCATTTGTAGAGTCCGCAGTGCTGGTATCAAGTTGCACTTTGGATATGCCGGTTGCTGTGTTCCCAGTTACGTTTGTCGTTTTGTAGCCAATGAACAGACCTGCTCTTGTCATAGCTTCGTCTGAATCAACTAAAAACAGCGTATTAGGATCATCAATTACATTAGCAACAATATCACTAGCATTAATACTGCCAGGATAGTAATTACTAAATGTTGGTTTACTCGTAGTTGGATCAGTATAAAATACACCATTGAAAACACCAATTGGTTTAACAGCACCTGAACTTGCAGTAACATCATAACGTTCAATGTTTCCTGCTGCGACTGGAACTACCAAGTCACCTTGGAAAATAGCTGTTCCATAATTGGCTGCAATAGTATACCTATTCTGAGCGTTATTCCACGGAGCACCATTGAGCGATTTATAAGGTCTTAGACCAAATTTTTCACTTACGTTTGCCATAAAATATCTCCTTAATAAGGCATTAATATTACAGCGATGGCTTTTATCAAAAAATTATTCTGACTTACGACCACCACCAAAAGTTACACGAGATTGTCTGTTAATATTAACAGGCATCTCTGGTCGTTGCTCCCTTAGAATGTCTTGATCTACGGCCTTAACTTGGTCAGCAGTAACTTTTTGGAAATACTGCTTGCGTGACTCAACAATTTCTTCAGGTATCCTTGCCAACACAAGGCCACCAACCCCAATTAACCCCTGATAAGTTCCAGAACGAATTACAGGAAAGTCGTGATCACCAAGAGTGTTTTGGATTTCTTCTGCTCTCACAAATTCCCATCCTTCTCTTAGTTTCTTGGATACATTACCTGTATCCTCTTGTCCCATAAATTCTGTCCTTATCCACCTATGCACAAAACCTTTTGGTGCAG